CCCTACACTAGACAAAATTCTTCATTTTGAACAGTGGCAGAGATTACAGCAGCAATCATTGGTGCAACAGCCAGTGTTGTTATCATGTCCCTTAGCAACATCAGCAACCGCCGAGATCGAGATACTAGAGAATTATTTAACCGTATAAACGAACTAGAAAAAGTTGTAGCTAGTCATCATCCACCAGAACGTAATCGTAAGTGGAGAGTTTAAAGAGGATCTTGCGGAAACACTTGGAAATCGCTAACAGGAAACTCTAGATGCTCCCACACATGAGAATTAGAAGCGACATCTAAAGCATCGTCAGGTGTTTGGGCTATGACAACCGTCTGGAATCCAAAATCAGTAACAGAACCATACCCAACAAAACCAGCAGGGATACGCACCACCCATCCTCTAGGTCTGTATTCAGTGGTTCCCATGGGTCTTGATCCATCCTGCTTTTGGGTTTTTATTTTGGACTTGTGTGAGTGGGACACCAAGTATTTGTGCATCGAGAAGGCCCTCAATATCACCTTTATACGCTGCCAATTCCAATTCCCAGAGTTCTTGTTCACGTTCCTTAATAGCTCTATCTTCATCTATAGCAAGAGACTCGTTCCAATACTGAACTGCACCAGCTAACGAGTCTAATCTGTCATCATGTTGTAAAGATTGTTTATCGACAGTGAGATGAGTTAATTGATGAAACAACTGGTATGCCAAGGCTGTCTCTACGGAATCATCATCTCTAGCTTTGGAATCATCTTCAATTACCGAGCGATTAAAGATCAATCTATGTTGATTCATTACTGGCTCAAGAGCATTAATAATTCTTCTTTCCTTCTGGACGTTGCTCCTAGTCGCTTCAATCGTGCAGGGGTAAACCTCTCTGAGGTAAGGCTGCAATAGATTTTCCATCATGCCTTGACCAAACTGATCTTCCAAGAGAATCAGTTTTACTTTTCTACGTTTAGCTGCTTCTGCAATTCCTCTTAAGACAGGTTCTGTGTACCCTTCTCTAAAAGATCCAACCTCTAAAACAAATAAATTTCCGTTGAGGTGAGCGACAATAGAATAAGCAGTTTCATCTAAACCCTTACCTGAAGGATCTATAAACATCACGCATCCTTGGAACTCAATCCACTGCCCATGTATAAACGCTGGCCTGTGATAATAGTCACCACTAAACCCAACAGCAGGTAAATCAGTAATCCTGTACTCAGCACCAGAAGACCACACCACTTTTTCAGGTGCATCTTGGTCAACTTCTAAAACTACTAAGTCAGATAATCTAAGAGGGAAACGATTTAGATCACTAAGTGTCGTATCTAATTGAAACTGAAGTGTGAATTGTGACTTACCATAACTAGCTTCTCTTTCAATTAGATCTAGTTCATTAAAGCGATCAGGGTCAGTTGGTTTATTAACAAGATCGACACAGTTCTCAAGTATGATTGGTGCTAGAGATGCACCGTATTTTTGTGGTTTCTTTGGATACCTTGAAGGCCAGATACGACATTCATATCCTTTTGTTTGCAGTTTGTTATAAATACTTTCTTCCGTCTGAGGCGTACCGAGGAACATAATTTCTCCACCTGGTTTTAGGATCGCATTAAATTCTCCGACAGATACAATTAACTTCTCTCTCATTCCTACAGTCCAAGCTGTATTAGGAACTTCACAGTCATCTGCAAGTATTAAATCTGCTCTACTACCAGTAAGCTGTCCAAAAATACCAACAGACTTAACCGATGGAGACTGATCTGGTGTCGCTGGTCTTACATCAAATCTATTACTCGCACTTCTTTGCTCATCCCTATCTGGTTCTAAGCACTTCAATATATCCATCTCTCTAATTAACCTTAAACAAAACTGTGCAAAGTCATCTGCTCGCATCTTGCTTGCAGATACAACCATGATCTTCTTCTGTGGATCATTCCTTAACAGCCACAACACATAAGCTGCTGCCATCCAACTCTTACCAACCCCACGAAAAGCCTCAATAATTCTTCTCTTAGGCCCATCCTGCATATATTCAGCTATATCTAACTGAACAGGAGTTGGATTAGGAAGCTGTAAATGCTTCCAGACGACAACTAAAAAATACCTGAAATCCTCTCTGAACTGTTCAGGTAACGGCTGCCATCGTTCCTTTCCCATCTACTTTTTCTTATCCTTCTTTGGTGGTCTTCCTACCTTAGTTCCATACGTACCCTTACCTTTTGGTGACATAATTAAGCTCGCTTCTTCTTAAATGCTACGACATTCTCTATATCAGGCAACTGTTTCGCTAGATCTCCAAATGCTGTACCCTCTACTGGCTGTGCACTGATCTGATTATCCTTCAAAAACTGTCTAGCTACATTCACATCCGCAACAGTCATCTCCCCAGACACTAACTTATCCATAAACCATTCCGCTAACCCTGCATGTAAATCTCCCAATACCTCTGTCGTACTCTTCTTAGCCATAACTTTTCAGTAATTCCCCTTAATCATACACAAATATTGGCAGGGGTCTCACCCACCACAGGAAGACCCCTTGTTAGCCCCACTGGACAAGGCTAACTACCCTAAATTCTACCCCTCAAATCCCTTGCTATCACTAACTGTCCATATATGAATAGAATATCTTCCTTATCCTGCCTATAAGATCCCACTAGATCCCCCCTATAAGATATCTGTTAAATCCTCACAGATCCCATTTTTATCGGAAAAATGTGAGGGGTTAACGTGTAGTAGGGAGTGAGTCGAATACCCCCCATTGGTGTCCAAATCCTGTCCAAATAAGGGGGTAGGGGGTCTAATCCATTGGTACGACTAGGCTGCATAACTGTGTTTGAAGCAGTTATGCAAGGCTATCAGGTCGATTTATCAGTAGTTTTTAGAACTATTCAAGTCTTTTAGTTTGTTACCGCAGAGAATCAAATACTTACTTACCAATCAATAGCTATTGAAAAAACAATGAATTCTGATATAGTGAGAAGTGAACCTACCACAACCGAATATGGGATTACCTGAGAGGACACGCTCATTCCTTGAATCACACTTTGGCTTCGTGCTAGAGGACATCGTGACTGACAAGGACGGTCAGGAGAACATCGGAGTCTTACTACCTTCTAAGGAAGGATTAACTAGGCTGGACTCTGAAGAATTAGAGCGTTACATGTCATTCATGACAGGAGAGAAGGGATAGGCCCTGAGGCAGGTTCAACTCCTGCCTTCTCCATTCCCTCAATCAAGAGGGACAGCCCACCACTAATTTTTAATTATGGATAAGTTAATTGAGGACGTACGACAATACGTCTTAGATCAACTAGAGGATGAAGTAGGACTCGAAGACTATGGGTGCGACTTGCACCACAATCTTTTAAATATGGATTACTTCATTATCGGGACATATAAGGCTAAGCAATGGCTAGGGGATCAAACCTTCGAAGCCATTGAGAAGATTAGAGAATATGAGCAAGATAATTTTGGCGTGGTCAGCACTAAGTTTGATTGTCCTGAGTCGGTAGCAAATATGCTCGCTTATGTACTAGGTGAGGAGATCTTGCAAGGCTCAGAACATCTAAATAAATACTGTTGGGATCGTCTTCTTAATGCTCATAGTTTAAAGATTATTGCCAGCCAACTATGACTCTCTCTCTCTGTCCTACGGGACAGACTGAGGGACTCACCCTCACAAATCCCACCTAAGAGTTAATTGTGACTTTTACGACTTACATTGATGATCCAAAACTTATTCCAATTTTATTGGATCTTGGATGGATTGTTATCAAAGAAACGTGGACAGATTGTCCATTAAACATCTACCAAAGTTTATCTAATTAAATGATTCTCTCTCTCTGCCCTAACTATTGGGCAGACTGAGGGGTTCACACCCTCAAAAATCCCACCATTTAATTTTTTTATTGTGGCTAAAGACACTATTGCTTCACTGACTCAAGATAAACAAACGCTTGAAGCTCAGGTGACACAGTTAACACCAGCAAAAGAACAGCTAGACAGTCTATGGATTGTGCTTGCTGTCGTATTCACATTCGGAGTTCTTTTCTAATGCGATTAGATTTAACAAAAGCACAAGCCAAATCTCTTTATGAGGGGCTAGATCATTTGGTTTATCTTGAACCAATGGTTAAAAAGAAAGATCGACCACACCTGTATGAAATCTTCCAGCTAGTTAAAAAAGAATTGCGTTACGAAGAGATTAATCATCCTGAGAAGACAGTGTATGACCGTGCCTTCATCCCTGGTTGGGATGATTAGGCAAACCATAGGGACAGCGTTAGGTTTAACAATCTACGCTGTCCTTTTTTTATTGCTGGCTAATAGTCCAGCAGTACAACAACCCAAGAGGAATTATGAAACTAAAAACAACGAGGAAACAACGTACTTGTCACGCTTGCAAAAGTTCAATAGTTAAGGGTGATAAGTACGGTCAAAGGTCTATCACTTTAGGCTCAAAGAAAGATGGAATGACAGAATCATTTGACAGAGACAAGGGAGCCTTTGTCGTGCATCAAATGAGAGTCAATGTTTCTTTATGCAAAGAGTGTGCTAATGGGGCCAACTGAATCAACTAAAAAGATCACCTGTAAAGATGGTGAGTGCGTGGTAACTGAATATTTTCAACCCATGCACAAGTATTCACGCACTGGATTTGATGGCAAGCTCATTAAATGTCCAGTATGTGAGTCGAGCCACCGTGTCTATCACTTGGCATGGTCAGCACTTACATGTCAGTCATGCAAATCAGATGTTGATAAGTATGACTGGATGATTGAGTGCGACATCTATTAACTAACGAGGGATAACAGTGCGGAGTCTCAACTGAGCAGGCGTGTCAACCCTCGACTAACACAAAAGTTCCTTAACCGAAACCAATCATGGCTAAAAGAGATCCAAACCAAATCAGCATGAGACTTGATGAGGATGTGAATGAATTACTTGAGCAACTACGCCAAGATTCAATCGCAGGACAATTAGAAATCAGGGAAGAGATCGGTGCTGCAAGGTATGACCATCATCATGGCAAGCCAACACCACCAACAAGACCTGAACTTTGCAAACGCATCCTTCAACAGGCTATTAGGAGCATGGCTGCTTCTCCTGCTGGTGGTTGTTCGTTAAGTGTGGTAGATGGCTAACAAACTAGATAACTGCAAGGTTCAAACTACTGTCGGCTCTACTTACTCTGCAATGATTAAAAAACTTGCAGAGTTAAAGGGTATTACTGATGCAACCATGTATCGCCAAGCAATAGAAGTTTATTGCAAGGATAACTACGAACAGGAAGCAGCTTTATTACAGAGTCAACGTGATGGATCTTGAATCTGAGTTAAAGCATGAGGATGGGATGCTTGTTAGCGGGAGAAACTTCTCTCGCTTCAGGCAGAACTATCTTAAAAAAACCAAGGCTGAGTCTCTCTCTAATTCGGGGGAGACTCTTTCTTGTGTCGGATTCAATAGCATTATTGATGACGTTGAACACATAAAAAAAGAGGTCGAGAGTGGTAAGGCAGGTACTACCTACGCACTACTCAGACCTTTGTTATCCCTGAACTCCCAAACAATAGCAGCAGTAGCAATAAGAACAATCGTTGACCAACTAACTTGTTCACCATCTCTTCACCAAATCAGCATGTCAATCGCTGATCGCTTATGGTTAGAGGCAATGCTTAACAAGTTAAATAGCAAGGAACTTAAAAGGTTTAATCAGGTCAGCAGGCAGAGACAACGACATAAAATTGAAAACTTAAAGAGAATTAAGGGTGCAGAGATATGGACAAACAAAGAGAAGATAGCTTGCGGTAATTTATTAGTCGAAGTCGCAGCTAAAAGGACAGGGTTCTTAAGGATTGTTAGATGTGATGAGCCTAATAAGAAGAGAAGAATAGTTGAGCCAACCGAGGAGTGCTTGAAGTGGATAGCTGATGTTAATCATAGGCAAGAACTATCAACGCCTCATTACCTGCCTACTATTATCACGCCTAATAAATTCGATAAGAATCTAATAGCTGGTTACTATAAATATCCTTACCCCTTATTCAAAACTAATAAT